ACCACCCCCTCAAGATGGCGTGGCATTTAAAGTTCACACACAAAACTTATAAATACAGCAATTATCTAGCTCGATTACTAGCGTATCTATTTATATTTCACTATATTTTTATATAATATGATGTCAAAATGATGTCATATATACATTTATATTTCTCGGATAGAATAGTGGAGTCCAAAGAATTTGATAAGCTTCAAAACATTAGATCTACAATATCTCCTTGGGGCAGGAATCAGTAACGATTTATCGCTATTAATGTATACCGCCTTTACATTTTCTTTCCAAACAAATTCAGGGAAATGCTCAGCTAATCCCAAAACTTCCCAAGCCTCTCTGTCAACAGCAAGTATCCCTTGACCTAATTCCCTTTGCATGGAACATATTACGTCCCACGCTTCAGCATAGTTCGACACGGGCACTGGGTCCCTCATAAAATGTGGATTACAATTAAGAATTTTCAGCATTACTCCCACCTCCTATTATTACCCTAATTACACCATATTTTTAGATTGTATGCAATAAATTAAATATAAAAAAAAGACCTTACCAAGTTATATCCTGGTAAGGTCTTTTATATAGTCAATCCATGAGTCCACCTGCTCATGCTCAGGAGATGTATGGATCACCTCTCAGTCATCGACGAATTGCACCTGCCAATCCAAATACACCGCTTACCACGGCCCATGTGTCACGTTGCCGTTTAAGGCGCTGTTCGGTTCGTTTGTTGCGTTTGATTTGTTCTGTCAATTCTTCTAATGAGGTCGAGGCTTCGTTCAATTTCGCTTCTTGCGTTGTCAAGAGATTGGAGGCTTTCGTTAATTCTTGCCCCTGTTTCTTGTTGATTGCTTTGAGCGCGTTCAATTCCTTCGTCCGTTCTTCGTTGATAATCTTCAATTCTGTTAATGCTGTTCCCTGCGTCGCGGTTAAGCTGTTGGCTTGCTGCAATGCTTTCTCGGAGTTGTTGATTGAGCTTTCTGCTTTCATCAAGCGCCCTTTGAGTTCGTTCCAACTGCTCACGGGTACGCTGATAGTCGGCTCTTGTGTCGAGGTACCCTCCGATGAGGCTGCATGCGAAATAGATGAAAATAATGCTAAGCACACCACAAATAACACGCTTAAGAGTAAACGCAGATATAACTTTGTTCTTGATAGTTTCATACATAGTAACTCCTTCCTAAATAGTACTGCCCCACTGAGCGCCCCACCATCGAGCGGTGCCACGTAACCAATCTCCACCGCTCCATCGTTCGTCGCCCTCATGGCACACTAAGAGGTCCCATCGGTCAACGTTGGAGTCTGGGCCGTATGTGTTATTTGGGTACCCAGTCGGATCTAAATAATAGAGGTCTAGGCCGTCCTTATTATCTGCTGCTTCCGCGTGTGTCATTTGGTGTTGTATGTCAAGTGGTACACCTGCATTGATTGTAAGCACTGCCATAATTTGTGTCATCGTAACCAACTGCGCTTTTGTTGGTGGTTCGCTACCTAAATTGTTTTCACTAACAGCATCCCAACACGCTTCAATGGCTATACCTACGGCGTTACTGTTACGCATGTAGGTATGTTCCTTATAATCTGTTAAAGCTTCCATATCCGTCCACATCAAGCCTGCTCGGTCGATGTTGATATGATAATCCGCAAAGTGCTTACCGCCCTTTACACCTGTCCAATGGTAGTACGCTTTTTCAATTTTTCCATATGCATCGAGTGCTAAGGACTTTAACTCGTCCATTGTTAATTGTCTAAACATTTATTTCCCCCTCTCGTCATGGTTAATTTCATCCGCTAATTGTTGAATACTAGGTCGGTTCAAAGGTAATGTAGTCTGTTCCTCTAACTTATCAGGTATGCCGTTATGGTTCTTATCGATGAACATGCCACACAGCCCCACAATTGTCATAAGCACTGACAGCACAAATATATGGTCAATAATGAATACGCCCTTATCGATAAGTTGATTCGCCTCAGGTGATACATACCCTTTAATCGTTGATAATACATACTGGGCAACGACTAACACCATAGGCACTAGCATGACTAGGACTAGAGCCCTCGTTGCTAGTACACCAGTTGGCCGTATACCAGCTATTCGGATAGACTGATAGGACCGCTTGATGCGATTAATGATAGCTAGCTTATCCATTACCCCTCCATGCTTTTATAATTTCAATTGTATATTGAAACATCTTTCCAATGTCGATTAGATCATCTTCAACCATTTCTCGTAAATTTTCGACGATAGACCAACATTCTGCCAAAAATGGTATCAACATAAACGCGTAAGAAAAAAGATGGTCTAAGAATAAGTCTGTATTTGGAATAGGGATATCTGGCAACGAAATAAAAACGATGGATAATATCATCCATGCCGGATATTGAACGCATAGTTTCTTTAACAAATCACCTCTAAGGCGTTCACTCATTAAATATCTACGCCGTTCACCAGTGGTTTCATCAATATACCTACCTTTTCCCCATCCGTACCAGGCTAACGTTGTTAGTAGCGTAATAGGATTATTAGGTCTGTGATTATCCTTGTTATACCGCAACACTTCTGCAGCAATTCGTTGAATTGTGTCCATAAATAATAATGTAGTGGTTAAAATAATCACTACCCCCATACTGACTATATGTTCATGCGATATACCACTGATGAGCATGATTAAAATATCATTAAGAATATCCATTCACTCCCCCATGCCCTTATGATTCTTCATCTAAAGCCATTAAATCATTGTGCACGCATCCTTCTGTTGGACATGTACCGTCATCGTTGAGTACTTCCCAGCAGTACTCACAGAATTCCATAACAGGAACTTTGCTATCACCGATATATTTAGGCATATTATTGCACCTCCTTAATTCGTGCGACCATTTCGTTATTCAACTTGATATATTGAGTGCTAATTGCATTAGTAGGTTTTTCCATAAGTAGCAATCTACGTTGCGCTTCTTCTAGCGTTTTGAAGCGGGGTTCATATTCAGCTTTTATAGCGTTAATCTTATCTTCCTTTGTAGGAACATACGGATCAGGCTCAATAAATTTTCCGTTTACATACAATTTACCGCTCATAAATTCATCTAGCATACTGTCACCATCTGCAGAATACACATATTGTGCATTTGGATAATCGTGTTCAGCTTGCGCCATAATATCATCACGGCTCAACGTGTTATCACACAGGGATGTAATACGCTCCCCTTTGTCATTTAAAATAAATACATATTGATTCATAGTAGCATCCTTTCGGAGGTGAAATTATGCGCCGTTACGCCGTTATACTAAAACGTAGACAACACAATACCATTACATTAAGGCAACTATTTAACGAGTGGTTGCCTATTCACTCACAAGCTATTACTAAGAGTGTCGTTAAGTCTTACCATATTGCTTTTAAACACATATCCAACATAGCGGATATGCCTATCACGGATATTCATTTTCAGCACCTTCAAAATGTGATTAATTCCATGCACGTAAAAGGACTTTCTTACTCATCATGTAAGAAAGTCCGCACGTTACTTAATCAATTATTTAATTACGCAATCATCCAAGATTACCCTATCACTAATTACGCCTCACACTTAAATCTAGGGCCCAATATACCAATGATTAAAAGAAGAGTATTCACTCGCCAACAAATCAACAAATTATGGGCGATAGATAATTCTTATTCCCAAATGATTTTAATGTTGCTCTACACCGGGCTCCGTATCGGCGAGCTACTTAACTTACGTAGGCAAGATATCAATAGACGATCATTATACCTTATTGTGAGACACGCTAAAACAAAAGCTGGTGAAGGGCGTATCATTCCCATCCATCACCGCATCATGCCATTAATTGAGCAATTATACAACGATACAGACAATTATCTATTCACTATCAGCTACACATCATTTCGCAAGCATTTCCATGATATTATGAAACAACTTAACTGCAAGCATACTATCCACGATACCCGGCACACATTTGCAAGTCTACTTGATGCGATTGCGCCGCCTAACACGTTACGCGCATTGTTAGGTCATAAACAAGGCGATATCACTACCAGGGTATACACGCACAAAACCATTCGGGAACTACGTAAAACAATAGAATTATTAAAGTAACTCCCCAGTGGGGACGCGATAACTATGATTCTGATGAGAGGAGTCATTGGGTTACTTTTCCAATATCATTTATTGAATGCTATTCTGCGGTGCCGTCTATAATTGGAGGTTCTAGTGATAGCATTAAGATTTACAATATTAATAAGACGGGTTTTGAAAAAGTTTCTTATTATAACTTTCAAACAAATAAGACAGTCTCGAGACCGTGTCTTTGGTTAGCAGTTGGTAAAGCTTAATGCCCAGTGGGGAATATCCTGGTTTGATTCCAATAGGTACTACAAAGATATTTCGCTACCGATTAACAGTACTGTTCTGGTATCCTTAGCCACCGACGACTCTGTCAGTGTTGCGACTTCTGGATCGGAATGCTTTATTTCGTGGAACAGTGGATTTTCTCAATCTAATAGAACCGCAATCAGATTCTTAACTAACAGAGCAGATACTGGAAGTTTTGTGTGGATAGCCGTCGGATTATCTTAATACCCAGTGGGTATTATTTAATGCTAATAATCAACCAAAGCCATGGACTGTGCGATATCCGATAGAGTTCAGTAATAAAACTATCGCCGTTTCTGCAACAAGATATAACGGTGATTATTCATTTTCTGAAATCATTTTATCGACATCTAGAAATCAGTTGACGTACAAGGATAGTGATTATAGAGGGCAGCAAGGTGTTGGTGACCAGATTATGTTTCTGATTATAGGTAATTAAATTTTTCCTAGAGCGAACCAGTAATAAGAAGCAGCATATCTATCACTTGCCGAAAATACGGCCTTAGTGGTGTCGCTCTCAGTCACGGAGTTGGCAAAATACCTAGGGGTATCTGAGCCCGACCAGTACGCATCAATAGCGTTCGCCATGAATAAAGTTGTAAATTTGATAGGGAATCGCACTTCTGTCTTAGTTACATTATCTTGGCCGCCTATTCCCCACTGGATAGTGAAACCATTTGCAAATTTAACAAAGCCTGCGCTAGCATCAAGTTTAGATGCTACTATAGCACCTTGGCCCAACAAATTTTTAATTGTAACAAGTGTACTAGCAGGAGTGTCTTTCCAATTTGCACTTCCAAGGATTGCTTTGATTTGGTCTGTTATAGGAGAGTGAGATGAAGTAGATGAGTTATGCTCTTTAAGTTGTTCCTGATTAACTAGCGCCCCCATATTAACTGTGAGTGATACATTGCCAGTGTTACTAAACATCATTCCGATAGTTAGCTCTTGAGATACAACAACCGCACCCCCTTCTGCCGGCATTCTATCAGGTTCAGGATCTGTTAGGTATGCATACAATATTTCTCCTTTATCTGGATCATTGGCAAATAACCCAATTTCTGACATTCTAAATGCCTCTTTTATGCCGTTATTTGTAATAAACGTATCAACGCTTACGATTTTACCTTCTTGTTTAACTACAAAATTAGTAGTCTCCCATTTAGAGGAGATTACATCAGTTAGTGCCAATGGATTCGTTGCATTAACGCCACTACCGACTTTGATTTTAGTGAATGTCAATTTAGTTTTGCCTGCATTTACCTTCGCTTGAAGATCAGCACCGATATCAGTCATGGTTGCATTTGACCATTCTGCCATATATTCCTCCTATCTAACGCTATTATCTAGCGCTACATTAATCTTCGTTTTCTTAGATTCAACGGTGTAAGACGTTACATGGGTATTCAAATTAATGCGCCATGCATTCGTGAAATCACACTTGATATTCACTTTCCTAGATACACCGCACCATCCGGCAAAATACTTATTGAAGTTAATTCGTCGAATGAATTCAATACCATCTAGCCAGGACCGTACATTTTTAGCCGCATTAATAGCACGTACAAGCTTAGCTATATCTGTTTCGCCTCTTAATGGGGCTGTGATTAGCGTAACCTTGAAATAGTACGGTTTCCCGCCATATTCAAACCATTCTTCGGTTTTTGAATCAGAATATATAGTCTGTACGGCCTTTTCAACAGCATACGGCGTGCCCTTATGGCGGTGAATATCAATTGAGTTCTTCACCATTTCACGTTTAGTCTCTATCGGTAACCTACTATCATAGTCATCCACGTGTAATTGATACGCTAAATGATCAATTACACTCTCTGGTTCAGTATCAATAGACGACCATAATAGCAGAGTATTCGTATTCATAAATTCGGCCAGCATATCATCCCACGTTTTAGCAAGGGACTTAACTGGTTCCCTATCGATTGAGGACGGAAGATGCTCCGCACTAGTATACTTGCTATCAAGTATCATTCTTCCTCACTTCCTGCGAGCGCTACAGCGATTGTATTGGCTACTGCCACGCCGCTTTGTTCTGCAATCGGGGTAAATATAGGTGCCGTTACTTCAACGCGTTTAATTCCGGATACATCCATGAGCATTTGAACCAATCGACTGGGTACTATATCACGGCCCAATTTTGACTTTTGCCATATAACATAGTCATTAACTGCTTTATCTGCCTTAGCTTTTACCACCGTTGCATCGGCGCCTTTTTCAATGTAATACTTAGCGTCGATGTTATATTGCGTAGTAGTAGGTGCTAATACAGTCAGCTTATCAGTCAGAGGTCTACGTTTCTTATCAGATAAATAATCCGTAATAGTCGTGAGCAATTCTTGCCCAGGAAGTCCTCCTCCTGCTAATAAGGGATAAATATTAACCTCACCTGGACGTGGAGAAGATACGCCTACATCTGCCACAAGGTGCGACGCGGACTTTGTAAAATACTCATACGCCCCTTCAGGGCCTGCCACAGAGAACGATTCTGGAGCCTCATGAATACGTTCGCGATACGATTCGTCGTCCTCTGTATCAGAACCACCTTCAGATAGAGT